CGCCCGTAAAGCGCCCGCCATGCTAGTGTAACACAAATTGTGTTGCATATGTCTATATGGAGCAGGAAGTGATTCTCAGTAATGACTCTTAAATCAAGAGCCACTGCTGGTGCAGTAGCCAAAGGTTATACTAATGGCGTCTACACAGGGCAAAGTATTATGCCCGGAATCACCGAGTCGATGGAAGGGTTTAGCCATGATCTCTCTGCCTTAGGGCAGAGAGATTGCGGTGGACCCTGGTTGCTAACCCGGGATAACTGGCAGTATTCTTTTGCCAAGTGTACCGGGGGAAGCTTCAAGGGAAGTGACTTCGTACCTTCTGGAGGTACTTCCACCTCGCACCAAGGGGCACCTAGCGATTCTTCGCTAAATACCCAAGGCGCGACGGCCATCGCTCGTACTATTCCGACGGCACCTACCTTCAATTCGCTCGTAGCTTTAAGCGAGCTTATGAGAGATGGTGTCCCTTCAGTGCCAGGTACTCAGGCTTGGAAAGAGGGCACAATTCGTGCTCAAACTGCCGGTTCTGAGTATCTGAACGTTGAATTTGGTTGGATTCCTCTTGTCAATGACATGAGGAATTTCGCCAAAGTGGTGAAGTCTCATTCAGAAATTCTGGACGAACTTCAGCGCGGTTCGGGTAAATTCACCCGAGTCGGGTATGGTTTTCCTGGCAGTACCTCTAGTGGATTCTCATCTGGTAGCATTAACTGCTACAAGGGAGGAAACACCGGAGTCACTGTCACCACGTCTTATAATTACTCGTGGTATAAGCAGGCACGCACCTGGTTTAAGGGTGCGTTTAAGTATCATTTACCTGCAAGTACCACTCAGGCGGGCAAAATGGCATTATATGCTTCGTATGCCGATAAGTTGCTGGGGATTAAACCTACCCCGGCCGCGATTTGGAATGCGGCCCCCTGGACGTGGGCTCTAGACTGGTTTGGCAATACCGGAGACGTTTTAACAAATATCTCCGAACTAGGCCAGGACGGTTTAGCGTTGGCGTACGGGTACATAATGTCCTTTGGTCAAACGAAGGAATTATGGTCATGTGCTTCGAAGAGCGGTACTATTCCAATTACCGCATCTTCAAAGACTCGCACTCGCGAGTTTAAAAAGCGCTTACCCGCCAACCCATATGGATTTGGCGTTACTGATGCAATGTTATCATTAAATCAGTACTCCGTTGCCGTGGCTTTGGGATTAACCCATGGCCGTGGCGGAAGTAAGGGATAGCGGGCGATCAAAATCCGCTATCTTTACACATGATCTGTCTTCACCCGAAGGCGGATCCCCACAAAGGAGACCCGCACCGTGGCTTTTGCCGATCCTCAGTCTGTCACTATTAGTGGCACAGCTATTTCGCTTCCTCGCATCAGTTTTGGTGCGAATAGCGGAGCTTTTGCCGCTTCTGATGGCCTGACTAAGCTGTCTGTTTCGCACACCAATGGTGCGCGTATCAGGCGGATGATCAGGCTGGACAACAGCAAGATCGCTGCCGACCCGCTTTTGGCGGGCGTCAACGTGAAAGCTGGTATGTCCACCTACCTTGTCGCCGATGTGCCCCTCACGGGGTACGACGTGACCCAGCAGAAGGCTGTTGTGGACGCATTTCTTGCGTACCTGACTGCCTCTACTGGAGCCAAGGTGGCTCAGTTTCTCGCTGCAGAAATCTAGCAGTGAGAAAACACCATCTAACACGGGTTACGAGCCTCGTTCCCCCCGAAAGGGGTTCGTGATTCGCTTCCCAGATGGTGGTACGGGGGGTGCCGTAAGGCACCCCCCGTACGTCCCGGAAGGCGTTACCTCCGCCGAAATCAGCGTTGGTTACGGGCCGAAAGGCTTTTCTATTCCGACCGGGATAGTGACTGAAAACTCGCGAAGAGGGATTTTCTCCTCTAAGCGGACTGAGATTCTATCAACGGTGCTCATGATAGTTACCCCCATAGAGAGGGACTATGCAAAGCATGATAGATCTCTGGCGTGAACTGGCCGGAGAACTGGCCAGTTGGTGTCACACTAGCACTGCTCTCGACTACAAAAAGCTCGAGAGTCGGTGTCGAACTGAGGGTATTTCCTTCCTCACGATTACGCTCGCTTCCTACGGGAAGAGTTTCGAGCATTGTCTAGAGGTTGGCCTCGTCGACTCTACCGCTTTTCCTGGTTTCAGGAGGGGCGGTGGTCTCCCTCTATTTCTAGGGGGTTTCCTAAGTCGAATTTTCGACACCACGAGTGGTGTTTTGCTT